TGAAAAAACCTCTTTTACAAAAAAAAAGACCCCCCCCCAAAGGGGGGGGGGACCTTCATTTTCGGGCATAGCCCTTGTACGAACATGCGCCGTCCATACAAATTCGCGGACAATTTTCTGCTTCAAAAAAGCGTTTTCTTTCCGACTGTATGGCCCATTCTATTTCCTTTCAAGACAAATAAGAGTTTCAACGTGGCAGACGGCTACCTATTGCCTCATTTTACCCCATTCCGATAGGTGTGCAACAACCATTTGTCTCATCGGCAAATTTCAGGGCAAAAAAATTGGCGATTGCAAACCCATGTCTGCAATCGCCTTTCTGCTCTTATGCTCTTTTTATCGTTATGGTCTCTGTTATTCCACATTTGAAGTGGAAGTCCAGAGTGTAATTATTCCTTACCACGATTACGTCCACGAGTGACCTGCATAGTTCATCGTCGAATTTTTCTATGTCCTCGGGCGTATTTAACGCCGCACTGATTTGTTCCACCCGCAGTATAGCGAGTTTGTTTAACGATGACTTCTCCTCGAGCGCAACTCTTTTTTTGGTCAGGTCTTGTATCGCCTGTTCAATTTCAGACCCTCTTTGGTTGTACTGTTCGGGTGTGACGTTTCCGTTTCGTTTCTCTCGGAGCAGTTCAAGCATTTCGTTCTGCCGTTCCTCGATTTTGTCAAGTATCGTGCGCAATTCATCGTCCACATCCTGCTTGAGCGTTGACTTAATATTCTCCTCGAGGGTGTCTGTTATTTCCTTATAATTCTGTATCAGCCGTTTCAGTATTGCCACGAATGCCCACTCCAATTCTTCTTCTCGTATGTAGGTCTGACTGCACCATGCTACCCCCTTTGTCTTATGTGTATTACACACCCACGTCCGCACATACTCGCCACGACAATATTGTGCGTGCCTTCTATAAAACGCCCCGCACTCTCCGCAGATTACCTTTTTGCTGAAGGCATACAGACTGCTATACCTTCCTTGGTTGGTGTCCGAACAACCACTCTCTGTTTTTCGTTTTTGCATTTCAGCCTGTACCATATCAAACTCTTTCCTCGACACAATCCCTGGGTGGCTGTTTTCGATATAGTATCGTTCCACTTGTCCTTCATTCTTATATCGCTTTTTGCTCAACACGTCGGGTTTATAGGTCTTTCCGCATATCAGCCCGCCGTAGTATTTTTCGTTTCGGAGTATGCTTATTATTACCGAATTATACCATACTTGTTTTTTTGATGGAGTTGGTATCTTGTCCCTCGTTAAACCTTTTGCGATATAAGATACCGAGTAACCATGCAGGTATTCCCTGTATATCCTTTTGACCACCTCAGCCTCTTCGGGAACTATAACCAGGTTATGGTTCTCGTCTCTCGTATATCCGAGGAATCTTTTATAGTTTAATGAGATGTCTCCGTTTTGGAATTTTTTCTGATACGCCCACTTTACGTTGGTGGATATGGTCCTCGATTCTTGTTCAGCCATAGCCGCGAGTATAGTTATCAGCACCTCACCGCCTGGCGACAGTGTGTCAATATTCTCGTTTTCAAAGTAGACGCTTATCCCTAATTCCTTAAGTTCTCGAATGGCATTCAGCGCGTCCACGGTGTTTCGGGCAAATCGCGCTATAGACTTCACAAGGATTTTATCAAGTTTACCGAGTCTGCAGTCGTTCATCATTCGTTGGAAATCTTTTCTGCCATCAGCCCGAGTTCCCGTGATTCCCTCGTCAGCGTAGATATCGACAAAGTTCCATCCTTCGTGATGTTTTATGTAGTTTGAGTAATGGTTGACCTGTCGTTCATAACTGTCTTCCTGTTCCTCTGTCTTGGTACTCACCCTCGCATATGCCCCAACATTTACCATTTTTGTAAACATTGAGGTGGTCTTTGCGAATGTGGCAGGTATGGTTCGTACAATCCTTTGAATTTCAGCCATTTTCTTGTTCCCTCCTCAATTTTTGTTTCAGTTTCCAATCTCGGATATTGCCTGGTTGACCATTCGTATATGTACGCGATATCTCGATCCCGTTATAGAATTCGAATGTGACCGTCCAATTTTTTATCCGAACGCCTTTAATAAAGGCATATACCTTTTGCTCGTCAAATTCCCCTATCGTATTGAAGTCGCTTCCTCGGACTTCTCGGGAACGGAGTTCCTGCAGTTTCCCACTTATTTTCTGTATCTCTGTCCTGACGCTTTGCTGTTCGGCTGCGTACTGAATACGTGACAGCAGACCATTCATCATCAGATGCGTCAGTTCTTTTTCAGTTTCGATTAATGCTTTGAGCCTCTGTTCGTCTTCCCCCGTATCCATATTGGTTTTATAATACCCCATTGTGATGAATTCGTTGTAGCATTCTACAAAGAGGTCATTCAAAACTTGCTCTTTTATCCCAGGGTTACCGCAGTAAGCAACTCCCTTATGCAGAGCTTGGCGGCATTTCCAGAAGTTGGCTTGGGATATTGTTCCGCTGTTATTCACTTTATGGGTATAAACCGACCCGCAACACTCGCACGTGATAATCCCTGTGAACGGATAGTTTTTCTGTGCTGCGCCGACAAGTTTGGGATTCGCGCGCCTTGCAATAACCTCTTGCGCTCTATCCCACACCTCTCTACTTACTATCGGTTCATGACTCCCTTCTACATAGTATCTCTCTTTTTCCCCTCTGTTTACCTTTTTTGTCGCACCATCCATATATGTTTTCTGCAGGATCATGTCCCCGTAGTATTTTTCGTTCCTTAATATATAAAGTATCTGACTGTTTCGCCACTCCCCACCGCTCGGCGATGGAATTTTTTTTGCATTTAATTCTTTTGCGATTTGAACTGTACTTATGTCACCTCTGACATAGGTCTCAAAAATTTCTTTTACTATCTGCGCTTCTTGGGGGTAGATCACAAGACTGTTCTCTTTTGTTTTTCTATACCCAAATACCTTTGCCCCGAGGATCATCTCACCCCGCTGAAATCTATCTTTTACGGACCATGCCACGTTATTGCTATACCTGGTCAGGTCTTCTTCTGCGAGTGCCGCCGCTATGGTCAAATACAGTTCGCTATCTGCGTCGAGGGTATTGATGTTTTCTTTTTCAAAGTATACCGCTATTCCCTTTTCGCGCAATTTTCTGACAATTTTCAGCAACTCTTCCGTATTTCGGGCAAATCTTTGAACAGATTTCGTGAAGATAATGTCCACCCCGTTCCTATCGCATAGTTCCATGAGAGCCAAAAATCTTGGTCGTCGGTTCATAAGTTTTCCGCTGATGCCTTTATCTGCGAACAGTCCGACATACTCATACTCTTCGCTATTTCCAAGCGTCTGATTCCAATATTTGCTTTGGAACTCGAAGCTGTGTTCTTGCGCACGACCTGTCGTAGACACTCTCGCATATGCCGCTGCTTTCTTCACGAATACCTCCTTATAGACTTATTTTCTTTTTGCCCTTGGTTGCAGACGGGACTTGATTTGGGTAAAAAATTTTGTCCTGCCCATCCCAGGGCAGGACAAACAATACCGTGAAAGCCAACGAAAGTCCAGAGAAAAACCCGATTATTCCGAAAGAAAAGATTGCTTGTTTTTCTCAATTATTTTGTCGCGCTCTTCCGTCGAAATCAGGTTTTTCACCCACAACTGCATGACAATGGCATTGGCAACTTCGCATTTTATAATGTCACTTCTGCTCATCGTCGTCCCCCTTATCTTTGAGCTGCTTGAAAATCTGATTCACGCCCGTCGCTGTCAGTCCGCTTGCCCCACCGACGATAATCGCCACGACCACGTTATCTGCCGGAACAATGCCGGGGACAAGGTAGTATGCCACAATCCCGAGCGCAATCCCAAGCCCTGCCGCAATCAGGGGTATAAATCTTTTGAAAGTTTCGTTTTCTTTTACGGCATACTTTATGATTGCTATTATCCAATAAACGACCGCTGCTATCGCAGGGACGCTGACAAGTTCCAAATAACTTTCCATGCCCAACCTCCTTTACTTTTTAGCATTTTGTTCGAGCAAATACTCGTACATTTCGGCCTTATTTTCCTGATATGTCTCCATCGCCTCGTGCATTTCGCCATTCGTTCTCCCATCCCGAATGGCGACTGCATTTGCATATGTCAGTTTACCCACAGCATCAATGCTTTTCAGAATTAACATATTTTCCTTGGCTTTTGCCGCGTCGCGAGCTTCGTCCTTCTTTGCTTTACGCTTAAAAAAGCGTTGTAAGAAAAAAAGCACCATACCGCTGATGATGCTTGCACAGATGCTTATAATAATTGAAACCATTTCAACTCCCTTATGCGTTACCCCCGTTCAGAACGAGTGTGTCGGTCGCATGGAGAATTGTTTCGCCATCTGTCAGGTCTGCCGAACTCGAAGCCTTGTAATTGCTTTCAAAGTTTGCCGTTGCTCTCTCCTCGGTATAGTATTTGTTTGAGCCCTCGGCAATGTCACTTGTCGTAAGTACGACTGCGCCCGTTTTTCCGTTTACCGACAAGACTTTGCATTCGGGAGATTTAAGTTCGAGCCAGTTCCCAAGCGTCGATGCGGGGGTCTGTTTCAGAATGTAGGATTTACCCTCATCCGCTCGGATTGCGATGTCACCGACCTGTGCATCCAAAGCAAGCATTTCCGACTGGTCGGCTACCGCATGGGGTTCGGTAATAGCCAAAGGCGGCAAAACGCTGTCGGGGATTTTACCGTCTGCGCCGACCTCCACAAGGTTACCTTGAGAAGTTCCCACATCTCTCGATGCTGCCGTTCCTGCATCGGAGATCTTCGCAAGCGTGAGTGTCGGGATATCCTCCGCCGTAAGAAGTTCGGTTTTCGTAATCAATCCCTTTTCGTTGACCGTTACTTTTGTGTACGTTCCTGCGCTTGCGCCTGTGTTTTTCAGCACAAGCGTAATGCTCGCATCCGCACTCCCGTCAAAGGTTGTCGCCCCAGACCCGTCGCCGATGATACTGATACTTCTTGCTGTTTTCAGTTTTTGTGCGACGAGTGCCTCAGACACAATGACGAGTTCCTCGGCGTTCGGGATCCTTTTCCATTCGCCCGCGCTCTCTGTTTTTGCAACCAGGACATACAGCGTTTTGTCGGTCTGGTTCAGCCAAAACTCTCCCAGATCGAAGTCTTTATCCCCTGTCGTCGGATTTGCGGAAGCGATGACAATATCGTCTTTCAGATATTTCAAACTGTTCCACTCTGTCGTGCCGTCACCGACCTTCATCTTCCTGGTATCGATTTCGATACCGATTTCACCCTTCAAAAGGACGGGGTTCACAGACGACCAATTTGCCGCTGTATCGTTCCTGCTCTGGATCTGACTGTCAAGAATTCTGTTACTCATATTATGCATTCCCTCCATTTATGATTTTAATGCTTCGATAGTCTGTACCAATACAGACATATTGCCTTGTTTCCTCGTCCCAACGGTATGTCTCATTTTCCTTAACGTCGACATACAGCACCGATGGATTCCCGATATTTGGGAATGCATATTTGCTTTGGTATTGCTGGGGCTTGGGTTTGACCTCTATGGTCCACTCTTTATTGTCCACGACCGTTTCCAAGGCATCGTTTTCGACCCCTTTGTATTTTTTGGTGATTGTCTGAAACGGTTCGACATGGACACAACTGCACTTTTCGTGAAACCCGCTCATTTTGCTACCACCTCCAATTCTTTATCGACAAGCGTGTAAACCTCCTCTCCGCAATTTGAAATATCTACTCGCAACTGCGCTCTGTATAAAATGCTTTCAAGCTTTTCCGTTTCCTCGGCAGTCAGCATCGCATAGAATGTATCGCCGTTTCTTTCTATCTCGCCCGGATAGTATTTTTGTATCACAGGCACACGATCTGTCCGAGTAATAGAAAACTCCAAACGGTCCTCCTCCGTTATCTCGGTCTTTTCAACTCCTTCCCCTTCTACGACAATCGGCAAGCGGACATTATGAAAGGCGATGCTGAACGCATCGCCCTTGACAAGTTTTATTCTGTTTCTCGCCATACCCACTCCTTAAGTTATCGCCGAAAGCCCGCTGATTTTGTACATTATGACAGTCATTGTGCCGTCTCCGTCAAAAAGCTGCGTCGGTGCGGCAGTCGCATTTGTTGAAATGTACAGTCGGTAAATAAATGCTGTCGAACTTACGTTTATACAGCGGAGCTGAATGTTTTTGTATCCCCCGTCATAGTAAATTGAAGAAATCCCGCTACACGTTCCGTTGTCAATGCTTGTTGCATTCGACATTGTCCCCAAGCACGCTACACCTTTCATGCTTGCCGCATTCAAGTAACTCACAAAGCACAGATACACACCCGTAGCGGGAATATTGTACTGCTGGTTCAGTCTGATTGTAGAACGTGTAAGAGTTATACCCGAGGATATCGTCGGTTTATTTATAAGGTCATTATAGTCTCCCGACGTTGCAACATCTGCAAGACCTGTGACCTTGCTTGCCGAAACCGAAGAAATCTTGGCATCTGTTACGGCGGAATTGGCTATCTTGTCTGTCGTAACCGCACTCGCCGCAAGTTTTGCAGCTGTTACCGCAAGGCTTCCGAGTTTTTCTGTCGTGACAGCCAGAGATGCAATTTTCGATGAGATAACCGAACCCGTTCCCAGTTTTTCACTCGTAACAGCACCTGAAGCGATTTTTGCATCCGTCACCACCATTGACCCAAGTTTACTTGTACTCACAGCCGAATCAACGAGGTGATTTGTTGTTATCGATGATTCCACAATATCTGTCCCACCGACTTTGTCCTTAAATGCCAAGGCACGCAAATCGGCAAACCACTTTCGGATTTTCCCGAACGCACCCATTATGGTGTCCTGCTCGGTCAAGTTTTCCCGAGTTGTGCTTGTTTCGCTCATCACCTTTGCCTCCTGCACCTGATCTGTTGTTATTTTTGTTTCGTTCAAATACACCTCATTCTCCGCAAGTGTATTAAAAATATCCGGAGTCACCTGGTCTTCGACCGTATGGTTCGTCTCCGGTTCTTTCCATGTTGCCATACCTGCCCCTCCTATTTCAATCTACCTCGGGTCTGTTGTTTTAACCCGCCATCATACGTGAACTTGTTATATTCGCATACCAATTCCTTCCCATCCCCGAATCTGTCTACACTCTTGTATCCAGTTCCGATTTCCAGGGCAGGATTCCCGCGCCATTCTGTTGTAATAACACCTTCACCTGCTCGCATCCTCGCAAGAATTATCGATCCGATGTATTTCGCCTGTTCTTCGGTGCGAACCAGTTCCGAAGCAGGGTGTGTATATTCCACCGTACCATAACTGTTCACGCTATCCTCGTCCTCTGAATAAACGGTATGCGAATTTAGTTCTATCGCGTTACCCTCTATCGTCAAAGTAGCTGCCTGAACACTTCCTGTCGTATTTGTCAGGGTCAGTATGCAAGCGTTTACTCCACCTTGTTCCATTACTACTTTCACATTTGAGTTGCTTGAATTTGCCATCGCATAGGCGATGTCGGAGGAATATTCCAATGTGATTGTCTTTACCTCATTCGGGTTCAGAGCGACCTCAAGTTCAGCCACCTCTATAATTTCCGTTGCAATACTCACATCCGTGTATTCCACCTTGATTCTGTTTGCAAATTCGGTCAAAGTGATGCTCGATTTGTAACTGAACATATTGCTCGGGTTTATTTCTATCCCCGCCAAGAGCGACTCCGTCTCCTCGCTTCGCAGATGTATCCTATCCTCTCGATCCACAAAGACTTTGCAGAGGGCTGCGTTTGCTATTTCCTGCAAGGCATCCCATGTGCTTGTCTTAGGAAGATACGCCATGTCTATTACGTTCTCTTTCAGGTTTGCGGAAATAACATATTCAGAGGATTCAAGTCCGCTCTTTTTCAAAACATCCTCTGCCAATTCATATACAGAAACTCTTTCCGTCAAAGGGTATCCCATGTATGTTTGACTCTGCAAGCTCATCAGCCTGTCTACTGCCGTACACTTTACCCACTGGCTGTCCTGCTCCACTTGCCATTCCTCGGAATAGAATGTCCCAAGCCTTGTATATTCAACCCCGTTCTCTTTCTCTATTCCGATGTAAGGTTGCACTTTTCTGCCAAGGATCATAAGAGAACGGAGATATCCTTTATCGAATTTCCTGTCCGTATTATGAAGCGTTACCGTCATACTGTCAGAGTTGATGTTATAGTTTCCGTCCGATGAACACATCTCTTCGTTTACCTCGAACATTTGCATGGCATCCCCAACGTATTCCTCATATAACTTATCGTAAAACTGCAGAATTTTGGCGCAAGCATTCGGGGTATTCCATTTTGAAATTGTCATGCGAATCGATGTAATATCATTGACTCTCGGTTCGAGTTTGATTTCAATCCCTGTATTCCCCGTTATCTCATCTGTTCTGACAACATTTCCGTTTGACTTATACTGAATGGTAAAGTCTACGGGATACTGTTTGAGTTTATCGTCTCCGCATATGATCCAAGAAATAATGGGACGCAAGACAAATGACAGTTCAATGTACGGCTTAACGGCGAACACTCCGTTACCGTCACAAAGCGTTCCGCTCCACCATCCGAGAATACAGTTTTTCCCAAGCATTTGAAACGACCCGCCCATGTCAGAGTTCCCGTCCATTGTGCAAGCCTTGACGGTAGGAGTTTGGTATCCTTCGAACACTTCCCTCGGGTGACTGATTTCGGAATTTCCGCTCACCGTCACACCCATGTTGCTGCTGATTTCCTTGTCGCTGTATATTATCTCGACCTTACCGTAAACCTTTCGGGGATTATCTGAATATTCCATAACCCCTCCTATTTTTCCTTGAACGAAAGCGAAACATCCTTCCAAAGAAGTTGTGCTTTTGCCCAATCATAATACGGCATATACGTCAGATTTTCTGCCCTTGCGACAATGGTTTCAAGTTCTCCCGTTTCCCCGTTGTGAAATGTAATCCGGGAGAAGCGGTCGCTCCCGGATTCTGTCGTCAACACCTTCAAATCCTCTTTGGCTAAATATTCCCAGGACACGTCCACTTTTTTCTTAGTCCCGATCACATCTATCACCATCGTTCCGTCCAAAGTGCGTTCCGCTTTATCGAGGTGTTCGGGCGATATCGTGATTTCAGTCGGTGATTTGATTGTTTTTCCGTTTATGCTGAAAAAATTCATCGCTTTACACCCCCTTTAGTTCAATTCCGTTCCGCTTGTATTCTCTCGTAATACTTGGCACAATCAGACGGGCAAATGTCTGACCGTCAATTTGCAACACCAATTCGTTTCCGCTTTGGTCGCCACGCATTCCGTTCATTGAGGCAATCCCCTGCAGTAGTCCGTTTAATAGGTCACCGTTCGGGCTGCTACCTGCGCCAACCATTGCACGATTTGCCGTAGTAGTCAACCCCAGCGCATTTGCGACCTGGATTGCGGCTCGCTGAATCAACGGGATATCGTCATACATCCCTTGCGCCATCATGTCCATGAGGTTTGGTATCCATTCATCTGCGGTATGTCCTGGACCTTTCTTTGTCGGTGACCCGAATCCGAGGAAGTCTGCGATTGACTCGCCTACACCTTTTACTCCGTCAACGACCCAATCCCACGCTTTCTTGATTCCGTCGCCTATGTTCTGTATGAGGTTTTTGCCCCAATTGAAGGCGTCTTTGAACAGACCAGAAAAGAAGTCGCCTATCTTTGAGAACAGTCCCGTGATTGTGTCCCAAATCCAAGAGCATACCGACTTTATTCCTTCCCACACATTGACGAAAAAGCCGCTTATGCCTTCCCAGGCACTTTTGAAAATTGCCGCAATATTGTCTCCGAGTTTACTGAAAAAGTTCTTTATTCCCTCGCAAAAACCCTGGATGAATTCCCATATCCCGAGGAATATATTCTTTATGGCATCCCATAGGTTCGATGCGACATTTTTCATGTGTTCCCAGGCTTCCGACCAGTCCCCGCGCAACACCGCGCATACCAACTGAATCACTTCCAGGATTGCTTGTGCCACATCAATGACCGCCTGTACGAACGGACCGAGCGCGGAAATAATTCCCGAAACCGCGCTTGTTACGACCCCATATAAAGTCATAATAATGCCGCCGAGAAGGTCGAAAACAGGTTTCAAAGTCTCATATAATGCGACCATCGTATCCCAAAGCGAGGCAAACAATTGCTTGATGTTTTCCCAAATCGGACGAACATATCCCAGGAAACTGACTACCGCATTGTAAATAATATCAAATGCGGTGCTGACGATGTTCCAAATGTTGGTGAACAACGTCTTTACCGTTGCCCATATCGTCTCCCCGTTCTTTGCCCAAAAAGCCTGAATCGCAGTAACAGCATCAATGACGATATCTTTGACAACACCCCATACTTTCTCGGCTATTTTCTGAATCTTCCCGAAAACCTGTTTTAGGACTTTCCACAGGGATTTCATTGTACTCACCACTTTGTTGATGACTTTTTCCCCGTTTTTCTCCCACCAGTCTTTTATCGCATTCACGGCATCGAGAATAAAGGTTTTGACCTTTTCCCAAATCTCCATGACTGCGTTTCGGAAATCCTCGTTAGTATCCCACAGCCGTTTCAGAACGACAACCGCAATAAGGATTGCGGCTATTATCAATCCGACTTTCGAGAACAGCAGCGAGCCTATTTTTACAATCACACCTACGCTCGAAATCAGTTTCCCGACCACCAACAGCAATGGTCCGATAGCCGCCGCCAAAAGCGCAATCACGACAATGTTCTTTTTCGTTCCTGCGCTCAAATTCATAAGTTTATTCGTCAGCGGCGTAATATACTTTTGCAACAACTGTCGGATGATCGGAATAAGGATATCGCCAAATTGCAAGGCTATTTCCTCTACTTCCGATTTTAGGATTTTCATCTGACCTTGCAGAGTATCCAACTGTTTCTCCGCCATTTCGGTCGCTGCGGAAGTTCCCGTTATCTGCTCCGTCATATCGTGCAAAGCATCTGCGCCCGACGAAATCATTGCGAGCATACCCGGGCCCGCTTCGACACCGAAAATCTTGACCGCTTGGGTACTGTCTATTCCCGCATCTTCCAATTTGCGTATAATGTCTTCAAGGCTGTTCATAGACGGGTTCATGTCATCCACGGACAATCCCAATTCTTCGAACGCCCCTATCATTTCCGCTGTCGGTTTCAGCAACCTGGACAGCGCACTTCGCAAAACAGTACCAGCCTGTTCGCCTTGAAATCCGGCATTGTACAGGATACCGAGCGCACCCGCCGCCTCTTCAACGGAATACCCGAGTGAGTTCGCAATCGGTCCTACATATCGCATTGAGTATGCAAGTTTTTCCATCGTCGCCTGGGATGCGCCGATTACTGCCGCAAAGGTATTGGTTACCCTTGATGCCTCGCTTGCTTCCATTCCGAACTGGTTTAGTGTCGAGATTACGACGTCGGAAGTGAAAGCCAGGTCGGATTGTGTCGCCGCCGCGAGGTCGAGTGTTGCTCGTATTGAGTCTGCCATTT